AATGGTGGCGCAGCAAGACTAGTAGAAAAACAATGGGTTGTCGGTTTCTTTTTAGATGGAGCAATGGCACAGCAGCCATTTGTCTTAGGCACTGTCGGTTCTGCTATCGGTAATTCTGCTAAAGTAAACTCGCAAGAAAATCCAGGTCCAAATGAAGATAGAACAAAAGGAACTCCGAAGTCTTTGTTGCAGCAGGTTGAAGATGCTAAAGAAAAATTAAGAAGAGCAATAGTTGCAGGCGGTGATGTCGTAGGTGCTAAGGAAGATCTGGATAAACTGGAAGCTAAACTTAAAGCTGCGGAGGCAGCTGAAGCTGCCAAACAAAGATTAAAAAAAGTCACGCCAACAACGCCACCCGCAGCTTTTGGGAACATTGATCCTCGACTAGAGGGTACCAATGGTTACCTTGACGAATCTAAATTAGTTAAAGTATCAAGCAATCAGAAATTAGATGCACCTGCTGCTGCAGCTTATCAGAGCATGGTAGCAGCTGCTGAAGCAGATGGAATAAGATGGTCGATAACTGACTCATACCGAAATTATGCGCAACAGGTTGATGTTGCTAACAGAAAAGGCTTATATGAAGACGGCGGATTGGCAGCAAGACCTGGCACATCAAGGCACGGATGGGGTAGAGCACTGGATCTTGGCGGAGGTGCAGAGAACTTCGGCACACCGCAAAATAACTGGCTTCAACAAAATGCAGGGAAGTTTGGTTTCAAAACGATTGCAGGAGAACCTTGGCACTGGCAGTGGGAACCGCCTAAGAACTGAGTATATAGGATAATTTAATAAATGACAAAGACACCATCACAAATTCTTGACGATATTAAAAATACTGCATTAGATTCTACTTCTAAGGTATTTTTAGACACGGGCATTTTTAATGATAAGGAATTATTAAAAGATCCAACCGCAGCGATCGGTATTGTACAATCTCAAGTAAATGGGCTTTTGAGTAAAGGTGTCTCTATAGAAAATATAGGAATTGTCGGGCTAAACGAAGCATTTCCTGATTTGAATGCAGAACTTGAAGGATTATGTGAAACTCTCGGTTGCGCATTCGGTGGTGAATTATCTGGTATTATTCCGGATAATTCATATTTTGCTTCGTTAAATAGAACAATTGATAATGTTGGTGCAATTAAAAACTCATTAGAATCAGCAGAATTGCCGTCAGATATATTGACAAAGTTATCTGTTCTAAACAAATATACAGCCCCAGTTGATGGCAAAGAGACTGAAGATGGTGAACCTCTAATTAAATTTCCTGATACGTTTATTCCGGAAGAAAGACCACAAGGTTCTGGTCGAGGAAAAACACCAATTTCTGATTGGCGCGATAGAAGCCGTGTGGTTACAGAAACAGCTGGCTCTTCTGGTGCGCAATCCTGGGCTGAGAGCAATAGTCAGTTCGGAGCAATCTATGGTAAGAACATTGTTTATAAATCTAACTTTGGTCATTTTATTGAGCTGGATGATTCGGAAGGAGCCGAGCGAGTAAACATATATCACAAAAATGGTACGTTTATTACGTTGATGCCAGACCAATCAATTGTTATGCGCGCTCAGGGTGGATTACAACAAGTAACATATGCAAATAATGACATATTTGTAAAAGGAAACATTAACATTACAGTAATGGGTGACACTAACATTTCTACAAATGGTGACACAAATATTGATACTGTTGGTGATGTAAATTGGAGAGTTGGTGGCGATTTTAATTTATTCTTAAGCACTACTAAATACACTATACAGCGGAGAATTTACATGAAAACTCTTAAAGACTTTATGGTTGAATTTACAGTTCCTGGATTTGAAGGAAAGAGAATCAAAGTCACCAAAAAACCAATTCGCATGATTAATGGAAAGATGGCCAAAGCATTTCCTGGAAGAGGAACTGAGGGCGATGGTCCAGATGGTTCAGCCGAAGGCAATGATGGCGGAGATGGTGGAGACGGCGGAGATGGTGGCGAATAATGGCATTTAGAAAACCAAAACCACTTGGACCAACAGTCACATATAGCGACTTTACTACTTCTTTTGCTAGAAACGCTGTATCTAACGATGTCATTCGTTTAACAGATATAAACGCAGTAAAACGTTCTATTAAAAACTTGGTAGTAACTAATAAAAACGAAAGGTTGCTAAATCCAAGAATTGGCGCTGGTTTACTTTCATTGTTGTTCGAACCAATGGGTCCAATCGTCACTTTAGATATTAAAGAATCTATTGCAGATACACTACGAGAATTCGAACCAAGAATAGAAAAGTTAAGCATTGATGTTACTCCTGATTATGATAACAACCAGTACTATGTAACTATCGTATTTACTATGGCAGCAGTGCCAGACACAGGAACAGTAGAGTTTACTCTAAACAGGATTAGATAAATGGCGACCAACGGATTCTTAAACAATACTCAATTAGATTTTGCATCATATAAACAAAGTCTAAAAACATATTTAAGTCAACAAACTCAATTTAGAGATTATGACTTTGAAGGTTCTAACTTGTCAGTCTTGCTAGACTTACTTGCATATAACACATATCACAACGCCATGTATCTAAACATGATTGGCAGTGAGATGTTCTTAGATACCGCGCAGCTTCGCGAATCAATTATCTCGCATGCGAAAGAATTAAACTATACTCCACGTTCAAGATCTGCTTCTAGAATAGAAGTAGACATTGTTGCTTCCGTAAATAATAGCGTGTCGCCAGATACAATAACACTTCCGAATAATTATAGAATTAGTGGTACTGCGAACAACGGGTTAGTCTATAATTTTTATACTAAAGAACCTGTAATATTGGAATCATCTAACAGTTATAGTGTTTCTAATGTTTTCTTTTACGAAGGTTCTTTGAAAACAGAAGCATTCTTAGTATCTTCTGCCAACGCACAATTTGTAATTAATTCTAGCAATGTTGATACTAGCACAGTTTCTGTAACAGTTCAAAAATCATCAACAGAAGCAGTATTTACAACATGGAATAGAAGCGAAGAACTATTTAATCTAAATGCAAATAGCGAAGTATTCTTTGTTCAGGGATACAGAGATTTTCAGTATTCGATTACATTTGGCAATGGTGTCGTTGGTAAACAGCTAACACCAGGAAACATATTGCTTGTAAGCTACATAGAAACTAATGGCGTGGATGCTAATTACACCTCGACATTTTCTACTGTAGAATCTGTAGATATTTTCCCAGCTAATACATTTTCGCTAGTGTATTCTGGTTCTTCTTATGGCGGAGCATATGCTGAAGATAATGATTCTATTCGTTATAATGCGATTCGTGGATTTACTAATCAAAATCGCGCTATTACTGCAGAAGATACAATATCATTGCTTAAAGCTAATTTCCCGTCTATTGAAACTGTAGTCGCGTATGGCGGAGAAGAAGCCACACCAAAACGCTATGGTAAAATTGTTATCTCGGCGAAACCAGTTGGATCAGAATTATTATCAGAATCTCTAAAGAACGAGATAGTCGATTTTCTATCTGATAAAACATCATTATCCGTAGAACCACTAATTGTAAATCCAGAGTATTTTTATCTTGATATTGCCTCTCGCGTCAAATACAACATAAATCAAACCACAAAAACTTATTCTCAGTTAGTATCAAATGTTGTGACTGCAATTACAGCGTTTAATACCAGTTATCTTTCTGATTTCGGTTCGGATTTAAGATTTTCTAAACTTTCTGCTGCAATCGATGCCGCTGATGTTTCGATCATTTCTAATGATACACAAGTTAGAATTAGCAAAAGAATTACACCATCTCCTGGCGTAAGTTATTCAGAAACATGGAGTTTTGAAAATCAACTACATAGTGAAAATGTCAGATATGTTTTACCAATTGGTCACGAACCAATCGTATCTTCGAGCGCGTTCGTTTATGATGGTTATACTGCGTATCTACAAGATAATGGTAATGGAGTTTTGCAAGTTTATACTACGATAAATGGTTTGTCAACGATTCTTGCAACAGTTGGATCAGTAAACTATGATACAGGTGTTATTTCTATAACAGGATTAAACGTAGATTCTTATTCAACAGATAGCATTAAGATTTATGCAAGAACAGAAAATGCTGATATAGATACTTTGACTAATAAAATTCTTCTTATTGATGCAGAAGATATTAGCGTTACAATGACTGGAATTAGAATCTAATGAAAGATATTGAGAAATTAATTTCTCCCTTAATCGAAAGTCAATTTCCTTCAGTTTATCGTGATGAGGGAGCGACGTTTGTTGCTTTCGTAAAAGCATATTTTGAATGGTTAGAACAAACTAATGGAGTTGCATATGATTCTCGCCGACTCCCAGAATATCGCGATATCGATACTACCTTAGATAAATTTGTAGACGAATTTAGAAAAAAATATATGCACGGTATCCCAAAAGATATTGCTGCAGATAAACGTCTACTACAAAAACACATTAAAGAATTATATTCTTCCAAAGGAACAGAGCGTGGTTTAGAACTGTTGTTCCGCATATTGTTTAATGAAGATATTAATGTTTATATTCCTGGAGCTGACGTACTTCGCGCTTCTGACGCGCAGTGGTTAGTTCCAAGATACTTAGAATTAGAATACAATGTAAATATCGGTTCGTATGTTGGTAAAACAATCACTGGTCGCATATCTGGTGCGACAGCATTCGTAGACGAATATAAAACATTTGTAACTGGTAACAAGCGCCACGATATTCTTTATATTACTGATATCGTAGGAACATTTGCTGCAAACGAAGAAATCATAAACACAGACGTTATAGATGATCTGGGTATTGAAGTCACATCTAGCCCAAGAGTACGTGGTTCTTTAATTGGCATTGATGTGCGCGGTAGTTCTACTGGATTTTCTCTTGGCGAAGTTGTTGATGTTTCTGGTGTCGGTGAAGATGGTCAAGCGATTGTAACGAGCCTTGAAAGTTTGCAGGGTGTTGTTAGTTTTGATATTATAAATGGCGGAACTGGTTTTACTTTGACAGCATCTGAAACAATTACACCATCAGGTAATGCGCCATCTATCGCTGCTTCTTTTAATATCGGTTCTCTAAGCAATACAAGTACAATTGATCTAACTTCTACACCAATTACTAATGCGCTTAGTATTCAAATTAATGCTCCAGCGCCAGCATATACTGCATTTTCAGCGAACGCAGCTGCCGATTGGCTGACTCCGTTTAATGGTATTTTTGTTCTAAACACCTATACATATGGCACAATTGCTACATTGACAGACATTAATCCTGGTAAAGGATATAATGCCAATGTTGCAGTATCTGTTGTTGATAATTTAATTTATCCACTTCGAATCTCTGATGGCGCTGGTGGATTTCTTGGCTATAACGCAAACATTGCTGGCTTTGCTGGTATCGGAGATGGCGCAGCCAAAACAGTTGCAATTTATAATTCTGGTTTTGGTTATACTAATAATACGACAGTTTCTTTAACTAGCGTTTCTAATTCTTCTCACGTTGCTACAGGAACAATTAATGCTGTCGGTCAAGGTAAAGGCGAAGGATACTTCAAATCTACTCGCGGTTTCCTAAACTCTGACAAGTATATTCACGACAATTATTATTACCAAGAATATTCCTACGAAGTTCAAGCTGTTACCGCATTTAACAAGTATTCTAGCATTCTTCGTGACTTGTGGCACCCAGCTGGTATGGAGAAATTTGGTAGAACATTAATTCAATCTGTTCCCGTTTCTCGCGGAACCACCCTAGAAGCTTTAATTGAATACCTAGACACTCAGTATCTAACCTCTACTTCTACAACTCTTACAACTTCTACTGGTATTACAACAAGCAGATTTACAGAAACTGTTGGCGCGACCACAATTGCGACAGAGTATCTCACCACATCTGCATACGGAACTTCGTTCATAACTAAGCGCGAAACTGCTATTGATACTACGTTTGAGACAGCCATATCGACCTCGACACTTACTGCGTTCTCAACGTTAATTACTACTGCAACTGCAATTGACACTGCTGTTGGAACAATCTTTTATACAAATACAACGTATACTGGCCAAGAAACCAGAGCAACTGCTACGACTAAGAGTACAGCTACAGTATATGATACCAATAGAACAACTACGTTTGCTACTGCGTATGCGACTGGCACATCTAAAACAACTACAACCAGCTATGCTACTTTAGCAGGTGTTTCTGCTACTAACTTCCAAACATCTGTTGTAACTAACTTTTTTACAACAACTGTATTTGATACAAGTATAACTGCAGATACAACATATGAAACATTTGCCAGCGCCAGCGGTTTTGTAAATCAGATTAGAGCCATAGAAGATGCTGAGTCAAAAGGATTTACGATAGAAGATTGTGAATTTCTTAACGACGCTCCTCCTGGTGTATGGACTTACTGATACCGTTTTCAATACAAGTGGTGGAACTCTGGTCAATACAACAATTGACACGACCACGAAATACAATACTGATACTACAATTGATACAACTCGTACTACGAAGTTTAATACCAGTCTGTCCACAACAACAACGTACGACACAAATACGTTAGTAGATACAGCCATAACAATTGATACTCTACCAGTAACTGCTATTGTTACCAGCTACTTTACGAATACGACTACCACGTTCAATACGACGACAGTATTCCAAACATCTTCTGTGTTTAACACAACAACTTCATATCAGACAGACTCTGGAGCAGGTACACTAATTAATACCTCTAAGACCACAGCGACTGATATTTTAACGAATACTAGTAAAGCAACATCAACGGACAGATCCACTAGAACTTCTGGCGTAACAACAACTGTATTCTTAACAGCATACGCGACTGCTGTTGCTACTACAACTGCGTATGTAACTTCAACGACCACCAAATATGATACAACCTACAGTACCATATCTGGAACTGGTATTGGTTCAACAACATTCGAAACCAGCAAAGTAACAGCAACTGCTCCTGATACAACTAAAAATACTGAAAAGTTTACTGCTACTGTTTACATGACAAATAGATTAACTACTATTGACACTATAAAAATGTCAGGCGGTACATATTATGAAACCAGTATATTGACGGAATTCGCGACGTATTACAATACCAAGTTTAAGGATACTACCCGCGATACAACGTTGAATACGGATGTTACTACAGATGTTACTACCTTAACAAATAAACAAACAAATATTACGACCAAATATGTAACTTCTAAAACACGTAATATTCAAACATATTTTACAACTGGCGAAGTACTAACCACAGTTGTAACTTCTTATGCAACTGATAAAGATACTTCTAAGTCGACGGATACATTTAAACAAACTGCGCTTAGTACAAAATATTCAACTGCAGTTGCAACGGAAACAGGTACTTCGAAGTCTACAGACGCTACAACTGAATACTTGGTTGATACAAATTATAGAACTGCCAAGTACACCGATTCAGCATTCGCCACTAATTTCTTAACAGCGACTGCGTTGTATACTTCTACAACGATTGACACTAACAAAGCAACTCAAACGTCAAAATCTACTGCATATGGTACTGGTAAAACGTCTACAACAAGTACATTTAATACGACGACAGCATATGCAACAGCTACCAGTAAATCTACGACTTCGGTATTTAACACTACTACCGTATTTGATACAGCAATCGCGACTTCAACAGTGTTTAATACTGACACAGTAATTAACACCGATACGCTTTTATTTACTGATACAAATCGTTCTACTAAGCGTCTAACTAACTCGGTTTACGATACCTCGACAGCGTATGCCACGACAACTTCTTATACTACGAAATATGACACGTTGTTTGATACATTTTTTAGCACCGATACTTCAAAGATCACCGAACGCGATACCTCTACAAGTAGAGAAACTTCTGGTTCGACAGCAACTAGCAGGATAACTGTCACTGGTTCTGGATTCTTAACATCAACAACATTTAACACGACTTTTGATACTGCTTATCAGACTATTTTCTCAACACAAACTTCTGCGTTGACAGCAACTAGTAAGTCAACTGACACTGTCGGTGCGACTTCTAAAGCAACAGCAACTTCAAAATCAACGACCACGTTGTTTAATACATCTACAATATACGGAACAACTGTAGGAACTGATACTACTGTTAATACGACAAAAGCTACAAGCACAAATATTCTAACAAGCAAAGCAACCGACACATCTAAAGAAACTTCAAAATCTACTGATACTACGATCTCTACTGTATTTGATACAACAACGACGTATTTGACTCAGATCGGTACTAACAGATTTACTAGTACGTCAAAAAGCACAACGACTGCATTTAATACAGCTTATGCGACTACAACTGCATATGATACAACTACGACTTTCATAACTGTGTTTGACACTACTACAACGTTTAATACTACAACAACGTTTAATACTGCGTATGCTACAACGACGGCATTTAATACAACGTATGCGACATCAACCGTGTTTAACACGACTGGCGCTACAAGCAAAACCACAGATACCAGCAGATCGACCGTGTTTGGTACAACTACGGTATTTAATACATTGTATGCGACATCAACTGTGTTTAACACGACTGGCGCTACAAGCAAAACCACAGATACGAGTAGATCTACAATATTCGGTACAACCACAACGTTTAATACGTTGTATGCTACAACCACAACTTTTATTACAGCATTTGCTACGACGTCGATATTCAATACTTCGTATGCTACGACAACTAATTTTGATACCACACAAGGTACATCAAAAGCAACAGATACATCTAGAACTACTACGTTTGATACAACTGGTTCTACAAGTAAATCCACTGACACCAGCCAATCGACAGTATTTAATACCAATAATAGCACGTCTAGAGCTACGGCAACATCAAGAGCCACTACAACAGGATTTAATACAACCACCGTATTTAACACGACAACAACATATGTTACCTCTAAAAATACGACTACCATCTTTCAAACTTTTGAAGAAATATACACAACAATCAAAGGTGATGTGGAATTGGAAAGAACCAGTTTTTATGATACTGCCAGAACAACTGCAACTAGCGGTTCTACAGCAATATTAACAGCTACGTCTAACTTAACAGGAACTTCTGGAGGCACAACGACTGCGTTTGATACTACGACTACT